CAATTTTAATTGGATCAAACATCACCTTTGTCTGATTCAGTCTTTTTCTATTGTATTGGTTAAGTGGGGTAGTCTCTATTTTCATTGAAGGCATATCAATAGATTTCACCAGCGGTGGAATCTGATTCAATTCTTGTGAATTGAAATGCTGACTGATATAACTTTTCGCTGTGCCGACGTTGTTGAGATTAATTCCTACATAAAACTCAAAAGGAAGTCTAGGCTGATTAATGAATAGACTCTGATTCTTTTGTCCAAAGTTATACGACGCATGCTCTGGAGACTTTGTATACAGAAATTTCTGACTGGTGATATATGATTGTAATGATGCCATGTAGATATTTATCATTTAGGAAAGATTATATCATACAGCAAAAGAGAATAGGGGCAAATGCCCCTATTGTGGTTGAACTAAAATTAATTAGTCTGTAGAAGAAGTGCCGCCACGTGGACTTGGATTGTTCGGGAATGGGCTTCCACCAACAGTAGTTCCAAGGTTTGTGTTCGGACCAGCGACTTGTACAGCAAGATCGAAACGAATAGTAAGGGTGACTTCTTGTGATTCACCGCTTGCATAATCCCCATCGCCGTAAGCAACATCCTTGATCCAGCATCCTTCAAGAACCCATGATTCTAATTCTTCGGCTTTTGTACCATCCATTGAGTGGATTTCCATCGAGAATTTATAATTATTACCAGCAACTGCACTTGTTTGCTCGTAATGGTTCATCTGTTTCTGAATCTGTGTACCAATAGTCGAAACAATAGAGTTAGTGATATCATCTCTTAACTTAATTTCAATCGTTTCATATGAATGCTTACCTTGAATCCATACTACCGAATTATAGGAATCAAGTTTCACTTCTTCGTAGGAAATCTTAGGTCTAGTAACAGTCATAACATTTGAAGTCATTTCACGAAGACCAGTACCTGTACCAAAATTTGTCCAAACAACTCTAAAACGGTACTTTTGCTTCGGCTGCAACATACCAAGATTAGATCCATTTAACGGGACGCCATATCTTGCTAAACTCATATTTTCTCCTTAGAGGATTTTCTTATATAAATGTATTTATCAATTTATTCAAAAATGATATTCCGCCGGTGGAATAAAGAAAAGGGTGCATTGCACCCTTTTCTTTAGTAGCCGATATTAGGCTGTTGTCAAACTTGCACCTGTATTCTGGATACGAATAGGGATGTAAATGAACTCGATTGCTTGTTCTGGTTGAATAGCAACGTCGATCCAAAGTTCGTGTCTATCAATTCTTGCAGGAGTGTTATTCGACGAATCGCAAACTGTCAAGAAGTCATAAACACCGCGCAATGTAACAAGTTCGGAGAAGAATCTGTCAAACGATGCTTTAACTGCGGCTCTTGTAATTTGGTCGTTTGGCTCGAACAAGAATGGCTGTGCCAAAATGTCCAACTGATAACGAATGTAATTTTCAAGACGAACAACGTTAACTCTATCAGTTGCACTTGCATACAATTGACGTGTCTTCTGGCCAAATGCTACAATACCGCCTGTCGGCATTACACGGATTGGGTTGATGTTATTTGTGTAAAGGGTATCTCTTTGACCTTCGCTCAAACGTGTTTCAACAAACTGACCTGCCGAGTTTACATATCCTACCGAAGTAGCATTACCGATCACACCACGTTGCAAGCCGGCAGGAGCAAACCACGGATATGCAACCTGGTCGTTATATGCAATTGTGCGAAGCATCATGTGTGACGATGGCACAACAACCGATGTTCCGTCGGTATTTGTAGACAATCCACTTGGATACCATGCACCAAAATACTTGCTATGTGTTACCATGCCTGTAGCATTATCTGTCAATGCACCATTGCTATTGGTTGCATATGCTTGCAATGCGGTTGCATTCGATGCAAGAGTAAACGGTGTATCGCCAACAACAAAAGCAGTATCCTTTCTGTAGTCATTCAATGTGAGCATTGCCTGAGAAGTTTCTACATAACCAGGAGTGGATATTAAGTTAAAGTATATATCTTCGGCCCTAACATCTTCATTAGTCAGAATCATAGAATTAAGAGCATTAACTACCACAATATTCTGTGCTGCTGGACCCATGTATGGACGACCTTCTGCATCATTGCCGGAATATGAAACCCAACGGCCGGTGGAACCATTATTAGTATCATCGGCACTGGCAGTTACACTGTCAAACGTGTATGGGAAATTCCACTGCTTAACATTATTTGTTGAGAAACGAGTGTTCCACAATAAGAACCCACGTGGATAAAGTGCTGCCGAAGGAGCGTCGGGATCCAAATCTGGATTATTTCCGCCTGCATTGTTTTCGCCGGTGTACGTTGTTGCATGATACATCGGATTAGGTCTTGCATCTTTAAAGATAATACCGTTCGGTGTAGTCTGATCAGTGTTATCAACTAACAACCATGCGGAACCGCTCCAACGATAAATTACAGGATAGTTAGATTGATCAGTGTCAACCCAGATATCGCCCTTGATTAAGGTAGGAGTAATTTGGTTGTCTCTTGGGTCGGCAGACTGAACGTAAAGTGTCGGTTGTCCTGGTGCTACCGGGACTGTAGTATATCCAGGCAAGTTAATATTTTGCCAGTGATCTTGTCCGTCGCAAACCATGATGTCAATAGTGGATTGACCATTGCTATCAAGTCCAATAAGAGAATTAAACCATAATTGGCCGACTGCAGGTCCTTGTGTAGGAACTGAAGTAGAGCCTACAACAGTACCAAGAAGTGCCCACTGTGAGTTCTGAGTTACATATCTCTTAATTTCAAAAGAGTTGGCATCTGTGCCAGGACCGTAAACTACTGGTTGAATATAAAGCTGGCCTGCAGAACCAGTTGATGTGGTACTGTAATAGGTATTAGCAGCAGCATCGCTAGCAAGGATAGGTGCTTCAACTTGTACAAAAGACGATGTAGTTGCATCCATTCTGCGAATTACAAGATTTGCACCCTGGGCTGCCGACGAAGTCTTAATCCAGTATGGCTGAGAAACTGCAGAAAGGTCTGGCCAAACTGTGCTGATAATAACTTCGTAACCGGAATTTCCGATCATAACCCAAGAAGACTGTGTCTTAACCCAGTAAGATATATTTCCGTTAGCTGTCTGGAAAACAATTGCAAAATCGCCAAAAATACCATCAGATGATATTGGTGTATTTGAAGTTCCTGTTGCAAAGTTATAGACATACTTCACTGTGCAAGATGTCCATACTTCATTTCCGCTCGAGCCTGTTCTTTTAAACAATCCGTAAGAAGAACCAGTGGTGCTACCGGATTCGTCGAACCAATATGTTCCTACTGCTGCAGGGCTTGTTGGTTCAATTGGAGTTGCTTCAAGTTGAGCTGTATCAATATCAGCACGAACGACACGTGCCAGGTTGGAAATTCCAAGATACGAATATGTTGCAAGAAGCCCGTACTCATTAAGCGGATAACCGTTAATGGAAGATCCGCTTACCTGAGCGAAAAATGGTGTGCCGAATGTCGAGACTAAGTCTCTTTGTGAGGTAATAGACCAAACTTTTCCGGCATTTGCTTTAAGCGTACCTGCCGCAATTGCGGTGCCGGATGGGTCTAATTTATTTTCTTGTGTTGCAATAAACACAAGTGGTACAGTTCCCGGACCTGCACCTACGTTCATGCTCTGGTCGATTACTGAAATGCTTGTGCCGGGTGATACTAAAACTGCCATGTGATGGTCTCCGTAAAATATTATGAAAAGTTACTTTCCTTTCATATATTTATACATATCCATTGCATTTAGCGCTCAAACACCAGCGCTAATAATAGCAGTTAATGTTATGAAATTTTTCTTACAAGGTCATCAACCTGTGTATATAGCCCTTCAAGTGTTCCATTGTTTGTAAGATGGAAATCTAAAGCAGAACCAACCCACGCCCATTCGCTTAAATGTGCTTTAGGGAAAGATGTCTTCATAATCTCTATTGATTCTTCGTTACCAGCATTAGCAGCAACCGCAGTTCTATACCAGATTGGGTCCATTCCGCGAGACACCCTGACAAGAGTAGCTCCTGCATCTTTAAGAAACTTAATCTCGTTGGGGAATCTTACATCACTAATTACCACATTCTGATCAGGGTTTTTTCTGATGCGATTTTGCATAGTTAGAAACCAGATGTCGGCATTAAAATGATTTCTTAACGAATCTGTGCCAATAAGTTGCAATGCAAGGCGCGGTGTAAACTGAGGTATACCTAGTTTTTCGGCCCACCATTGATCGACGGTTTCCCTCCATTGCCTTGACTCGCCTGTATCGCCTTCTAACAAATGTCTCGGCCAGTCAAAAATGACAGCGCAAGCATCCTTAAGACTTGTTGCAAAACTATCTTGCCTATAGTTATGCGACTGAACAAGACGAGTAGCTACTGTTCCTTTACCGCTTCCAATAAACCCTAACAGACCTATAATCATACAATCCCCTTTGTTATTCAGCATAATTATACAGGGATTCGCAAATGAAATGCTATTTTCGGTTAACCGATTGTAAACCCGTACCCGTCTGGACCGGTAGTAAATTGTAATAATTCAGCTTCGAGTAGAGCAATTTCGGCAACTGCTTCTTGTTTGATAGTGGCGCCATTGTATTGAACATTTCCCATTGGTCCTGGTGCACCACTTGGGAATTTATCTCTTGCCTGTCCCAACATCAATTTCGCTTGTGCAAGTGCGTAAGATCTTAACCATGGTCCGGTATATGGGTCGTTAATGATATCGTCGTCTGATTTTCTAGCCCATACTCTTACAGATACATCTTCGTCAGCATTGAATCTACGAAGAAGTGTAAGTTTGTGACTGTTAACATCCCAGTTAAAATTTATCTGGCTTGCAAATACACGTTCCGATGTCTCAAGGAACTGATTATACATGTCCCACGTTGCAAGACCGCCAGAACGATTTGGTTGAAGAAGATAAATGTTGTAAAATGCTGCATCAACTGGGTCGAAATTGACGCCACCCCCAGTTTGTGCACCGACACCTCTTCTGTATAAACGTCTAACTTCCTGCACTTCTTCGGGCAAAGTGTATTCGGTAACATCTCGTGTGACGTGCAGGAATATGTCTTTTTCTAACATTGACCCGTCAGATCTCTGACGCAACTTTTCGATGCCTATGTTTATAGATAAGTCATAGTGTTCGTTATCTAATTCGACATCAACCATTTGTGCACCGAGCATAAGCTCGATTTGCTTCATTAAATTGACACGTGGTGTTAATTGTGAGGACATACTTTATCTCCGATATATGATATTTATCGGATATTAGTGATTTTGGAATGCCCTTTTCATCATAATTGCATCAGACAATGCATTGTGTTCGTATAAATTGGGATCTTTGAATATTTCTTCGCGAATCTTGTCAGGTACGAATATGCTATGAACTAAATTCTGTTCCAAATTTGCCGGCCATACTGGTTCAAGCAGTTTTCTAAGAAACGGCATATCCCACGATGGTGCATCTGAGACGATAACACACGTCTCATTGTGGTCCTCAATGAATGATGCAATCTTCAAAGCACATTCGTTAAAGGTCATTTGATAATCTTTTCCTTTAAGACCAGGAAATACTATAGTCTTAACAAACCATGAACAATCTTCCATTGTGTAGGTATCGGTTAATTCTGCATAGAATGCGTCTTCGTTCTCGTTGACAAGTGCAATGCTTATCAGTTTTGCAGTATGGTCGAGTTGCGTAAACTCGGTGTCGAGGTATAATCTCATTCTTTCTTCTCACAAAAATAACATTTCATTTGATAGGGATGTTTTGCATCTGTCCTTAGATGAAATACCCTACCACATGTGGGGCATTTATGCATACTCATTTATCCACCCTTAGCAATATATGATGTTCGTTTATCTTACCAGTAGGCACTGTGTCGAGCGTTGTTAAATCCTTTAAAAAAGTGCGTAATTTTACTTTGCTTGCTTTTTTAAACTCTGCTAGTGTCTCAGCGGGCTTACGTAGTGTTTTTTCTGCAGATTCTGCAGAAAAATCAATTAAACTCGCGCCCTTAACGTTAATGCCCTGTTCGCTAGATGCTTTGTAGTACGACAATTTGCGAGTTTTTGTATTATACACCCATGCCTCTTTAGCACCGATTAGGGATGAAGCCGCAAGACTAACAATACCCAAAGAAATATCGTCTTTCTTAAACTTTAGTTTTCCTACAAGTTTTTCAACTGACACTGGCTTTTTCTTTCTGGGAGCTCTTTCTACCTTGGCTACTTCCTTAATCATATCGCATGCTGCAAATAGGTTGGTGTAGAAAGATAATAATTTCTTTAATTCTGGTTTAGTGAAGTTTGAATACGCTTCTGATAGAAGTTTATCTTTTCCCTCGACTGCCTCTGCTACTTCTTCGCCGCGCCTTTCAAATGCTGCACGAACATAACCCATGTGGGCTGATTTCAGACTATTTGCTTTGAACAAGTTTGAAAATTCTTGCACGGACTTAATTTCAGACTTCTTGTTCAATAAGAATTCGTCTAACCACCCTTCCACTTCGCCGGCAACTTCCCTTGACTTTTCGCGTAACCTATCCTGGATGGATATAGTTCCTTTAAAAGTTGTCGAAGAGATAGTATTCCTGTTATCGGCTGCTTCGATAGCCTTAAGTCTTTCCTGTTTTTCTTCTTCCTCACGTAGTGTTCTTTCAATATCTGGTAGAAGTTTGGGTAAAACATCAAGCGGAATTTCTCCGCCATTGTTTATGACGTAGAAATATTTGCCTACTGTGGTAAGCCTGTTTTCATGAAGGTCTTTTATTTTCTCAAGTAGTGGATGCTTAGGATCTATGCCCTTAAGGTATTTCACTACTTCCTTTTTTAAGTCAATTGCAGATAATTCGTAGTGAGCATATAGCATCGCTCCATGAAAATTGGTTTTATAGTTTTTGTGTGTCCGTACGATTTGAGTAAAGTTGGGTTTTGCCCACATGACAAATTCGACAGTTGCTTTCTTTTTGGCCATTTTATACCCTTTTGCTTTTACAATTTTAACGTTTTTAAAAAAAGAAAAGCAACTATTCTTAGTTGCTTTGGGGTATTTAGTGACGTGAATTGAAAACTATATGTTTATTCGTAAATTGGAATGTTTTTGTGCTTCTCTTTTCTGGAGAATTTCTTCTCTGTGTGCGAGCCTGCACCCGATGTCTTGGCATTTTTAGCCACAAAATTACGAGGAACAAGTTCCTTAATTGTGTATTTTCGTTCAGTGTATGTTCGTTTCATAATTTTATCCAAAAAAGAAGGGTTATGGTAGCGAATCATAACCCTTCTCGACGCCTGCGCGCCACAACACCAAATGGTCCTAAGGTAGTTGTATGTTATTATTTATCGCCTGTTTATATTTTTGACACAATATATGAATCAAGATATCCTTTTATGTTTGCAGCACCGATCGGGTTCTTCGAATGGACAGTAAAGCTGAAGTTTTCAGGCATTGCATTAGTATCCATATCGAGGTCAACAAGCCATTTGGCAAAGTCGTATCCCGATTTCTCTTCTTTTGCATTAGTGACAACGACAATACCTGATTCAGTAGTATCGTACCCTTTGTACCCAAGGTCATGATCGAAACTAATTACATCAGGGAACCCGTTCTGGT